CGGAAAGCAGAACGAGGAGGAGAGCGAACTCTCTTCCCGAGGATGGCTTCTGGGAACGCATCTGGAAGGCTTAACCAGATTTCTGCATGACGCAGTCCCTAGGCGCTGTGGTCTAACACCACAGAGTCGGAAAGCAGAAAACCTTTCACGACTGCCCCCGCGGCAGCCATGGAAGGGCGAGCAGGGCCCACTACACTCAGCTACCAAAAGAGCGAGTGCTATGCTTCAAGGAAAGCCATCCGCAAACGACAATCCCGCCCTGCAGGGCAGAAGGGCCCTATCTGAAAGACAGGGCCACAAACAAACAATCAGCAAACGAATTAACGACGCCCGCTGCCCCCAGCAGCGAGACGTCGTCCAAAAGACATGTTCCTAGCAGCGGAGGCAAACCCAGCCCCCAAATTCACACCAGCCTGAGTCCAATTACCCATAGCGATGTTGCCAGCCGCTTGCGCAGCAGCTGGGATGATATCAGCGGCAATGCCGCGAGGAACATAACCCCTGGCGATGTTGGAACTAACAGCGCCTGCAACAGTGGTAACAGCAGAAACAAGAGACGGGACGGTGGGCGTCAAGCTCTTCACGCTCATGGAGTTAAGCATCTTATCTTCACCCGACGAAGTCATCTTCATGGGGGTATGATTAAACGCCGCTCCGAGCGTGTTGGGGTTGAAGCGAACACCGTCTTGGCGATGAAACTCAAACCGCAGATCGCACGAATTCGGATTAGCAGGAATACAGAAAACCAAAGTCCGCATAGGCGGGATGCCAGCCAGCCAATTGCTTGGCGGGGCGGCAACCGTGAACGCAGAATAAGGATAGGTGGAACCTGTAGATGCAACCTGAGAAAACAGGTTGTAAATGTCAGAAGCCACACAGTTCGTGTTGTCGCTGCTATTAGAAAAGGTGACAAACTCGTAGTACTGGTTAAAGGCCGTGTACGAAGCAGGAACAGAAACAAACTCAACCGGCTCGAACAGGTCCATCAACGGCATCTCAAAAGTGTCAAGCCCATCACTCAAAGCTGAGGGAAGGGCAACGCCACTCGCAAAACCCGGATTCCCACCGGCGGCGGCGGGCCAGTTAATTGTCCCACCGAATGGCAGGGGACCATCAAACGAATTCACTCTCAGCAGACCCGAGGTGTTAGTGGCTGAGCCGATCGATGATACTGTACATGACATTCGCAATGGCCTCATAGCCAAAATGCTACTAGTATTCCCGGTGTTAGTCCCAGGCGCCTGGAGGGTAGAAAAGAAACCTTGCCTGAAAATGCCAACGACACCACCAGGATTGGTAACAGACCACGTCATGTACGACATACCTGAAGGAGACCACGCAAAGATAACATACTGGTCTGCAGCACTGAAGGACGGGATGGTGACCCGATCGACAGAGTTCAAACAACAGAAATTACCAAAAGTGGTTCGCAGAGCAGGCGGCGTCATATGGACGCGTGCTGACCAAAAGGCGTCGATTTCAGTGTGAGACATGGTATCAGCGGCTTTGCCAATTAAAGCACGAGTCGCTCTCCTCTTCCCTCCCTTCGTCTTTCCGCCCAACCGCTTGGGCGGATTCGCAACTTTGGCAGCCAAAGCATTAAGCTTTGAATTGGTAGCGGCAAGCTGCCTTGCCGTGGCGGTAATATCAGAAGCCCTCGTCTTCCCCATGAGGACTAAAACGTGCACCCGCAACAATTAATTCGTAACCGTTGCCCCGCCCGCCACCCCGGCGCACGAACAACTAGCAATCAATCAAACTCGATGTACCGGTAAGCAAGGGACCTCAAAAGGTCGGGACTCTCACACAGCTTTTCGTACTGGAGAGCAGCGGCATCAGGGTCCTGTGCCAAAGCCGTGAGGCAGGCAACAAAGCCCTCAACATCGCTGACTGACCTCGCAGCGTAACGCAGGCCGCAATACTGATCGCGGGAGATCTTCTTGCCCTTGTAGCAAATCTTAGCGAGTGATTTCAGCATTCCGCCAAAGCGCGCGACCACATGGCCATCCTCAACCCCAAACTCGTGGCTGCAGAAATTTGCAACCCCATGCATGGGATCTCGAATGGTGTGGCCCCACAAGGCACAACGCCTAACGTACTCGTCCATATCAGCTACAGGAGGGCCGACATAATCGTCTCCAGCAGACAAGTGGGAGACCCACTCGTTGCGAGCGAAAAAGTCCAAAAGACTCCTGCATGCACTATTCGTTGACGAAGTGGAAAAGATTCCCGAGCACATAACCATGCGCTCAGTTGTCTCGACCACATACGTCCCCACACAGTACACCTTCAGAGTGAGGCAAAGACCGACGTTTGCGATGCCGTTCACGAAATGTGACCAACCCATAAACTCCGGCCACTGCACGCGCGTGGCACGCCGGTAAGAATCAACAAAGAAGTAGAACCAGACAAAGGTCCAGTCCCACCCCTTGGCATCGGCGGTGAAAGTCTGCTGCCCATCGAACAGGTGGGGCTTAAGCTCGCGCAAGCGGTCCAGGCCCTGGGGATGAAACCCCATTCCGGGGCCGCTGCAAAGGTGCGAGGCGCTGTTCGAATGCCTGCCGTAAACTCGGCCGTCCTGATGACAGCGAATTTCTTCCTTGTTTTGAGCTCGGTGGTAGCACCACACCGTCAGCAAATCAATTGAGTCCTGAATGAGAATGGACCTCATCCTGGGGTGTCGCAACCGCTTGCCGTCAGTGCTGTACACTTTGTTTGCCTTGTGCGGCTCGTCCTTGATCTTCGTAATGACGGGACTCCTCAAGCCAAAATGGCAAAGGTCCCATGCTGACATGCACATGACAAACCTGGGGTCAACAACGGCCAGCAGAACAATGCGCTCCATAGCGGCTCCCACAACCTCGTTCCACAACCCCAGGGTTCGTAGCTCCTCCTTGGTGTGTGCACCAAACATAGCAGCATAGAAACCTGGATGCGACGCCTTGTGAAAGCTGGCAAGGGCTTTGGAAAATGTTTCAAAATGGCGGCTCTGAGTGGCATCCCACTCGGAGCCGCGCCGAAAATGACTCAAAAATTCCACAACCAATCCCACGCGGCAAAGTGCCACGTCATCGCCACGGTAGCGCGAATGCTTCGCCGCAAAATCGCTGTTTACTCCAAACTCAGGCGTGTGCTCAAAACTCGAATAGTCGGGGTGCCTTTGGGGCTTGTCCCACCCCCGGGGGATGGGATAGCGCCTAACCCAATCGTCCAGCATGTCGAAATCTGGGATCTCAGGGTGAACGTTCACCTTGTTCTCTAGGTTAGCGTGAAAAGAATGCTCCATGTCACTCAAACGCTTTCCGGGAGGCACGTAACCGCTCACATCAAAGCCATGCTGGCGACAGACGTCAGCAAGCTCTGGAGACACACTGGCCGACTTGGATGTCGGACAAAGCGATTTGTCGCCAGAAATGCGACCAACCACTTCAAGGAAACCCTTCTCATCAAACTTTTCGCCCGCCTGTGGGCCTTCCTCAGGACCATGGGCGTTCTCTTGGGCGTCACGGAGATACTCACGAACATGATGAGTCACCTTGTTAAGGTTCTTCATCTTGCACCGGTAAAAATCGACCTCGTCGTAAGCTCTTCGAGCATCTATCGTCTCACCCACCAAAACCTCACCGCTTGGCCCCTCCTCAATGCGCGGAACAAACCAACTTTTGGTCGGCTTGTGATCCAGGCCGCCAGCAAGCTCTTCGAAGTAGCTCCGAACAACATCGTGACGGCCAGGATTCCACGCGGAAAACTCTTCATCGAAACTCAAACCAAGGTCGAGCACATCGTGCTCTACACGCTGGCGCAGCTTAAAAATGTGATCATCGAGGGGGCTGGACGCGGGAAAGTTGTGCTCGCCGGGGTAGTGCTGGTTGAAATAGCCGGCGTCTTGTACGAAACCGAACCTGGCAAGGTACGACTGGTCGAAGTACGATGCAAGCATCTCCTCCGGCAAGTTGACTACATGCGCAGCGATCCGGCCCCGACCGGCATCGTCTAAAATTGACCCGCAAGCAACACCTTCTCCTTTGTCCCGCATGCTAGTGTGTTGAACTGCATTCTCCTCTTTCTTGCCCTTGTTCTTCCCCTTGCGCTTACGCGCTGGCTTAGCCTTAGTCTTAACTGGCGCGGAGTCAACACTGCCGGGCTGTCCAGACGCGCTGGCTTCCTCAACAATGGTCTCTAAAACGCTACCAGCCTCAACAACAGGCTTAGGCTCGGCAACACTGCAATAAAGAAAATGTTCCTTGCCGTTATCGCTAACGCCAAAGATGTGTCGGCCTGCAATGTCGCGCTCCTCATGAATGCGCTTCGCATAATCCTCAGCCGTCTCAAAAGGATCTCGGCTTCCCCTGGCGGCATATCGTCGACTCTTTTTGTCCAAAAGCATGTCATCGACGTGATCGATCCACTCTTCTTCCTCTTCGAACTCATCCGCTAGGCCCTGCAAGTAGTCACCAAGGGCATCGTTGTCGTCTCCCCCGTCATAGGATTCTTCATCTGGGAGCTCGTCGTCATGCTTGCCGTACTGATCATTGAAAGCGGAACAGTACTCAACGATCCGAACAGGCTTGTAGGCCTTATTACGAAAAGCTTTCCTGGCTGCCTCAATGACAGTAGTCACGCACGTGCAAGTCAGCATCAAGCCAAACTCGCGAGACTCCCCGTTAGCATCGACGGGTTTCGTGTTCCCAACAATGACCCCGATGGCATTATGGCTGGCATCGACAACAACGCCGCCAGACATGCCGGCCTTGAAGACTGTGTCACAAACAGTAAGGGACTTAAAAGTCTTGATTCTGCCAACAAAGGAATGCCTCATCAAATGCCGAACGCAACAGTTGTGGGCTGCGTCAAAACACGAAACACCGTATTCGACGAAAGCCTGAACAGGAGCGTTGACATGATTAGAGGACCATCGCGGCTTCTTCAAACCAAAATCAGCTGCAAAGTTCGACTTGACCTCAAAGACACACAGATCAGTAAAATCGGAACGGGACCACCAGTAAGAGCGAATCGACCCATCAGCATTCTTGACAAGATAGTCGCGGATGTCCAAGGCAACTTGCTCTCCCTTGTAACGGTTCTGCTTCAAACCGTAGACCATACCACCGCTAGCATAAATCTTAGCGAGAGTTTGGTTTGGCCCTTCCCAATCAACCGAATGAAAATTAATGATCATCAAATGACGTGTAGAACCCGGCTCAACGAGTTGGTCATAAAAGACCTGAGAGAACTGGCTGTCCTGGCAGGTGCCAGAATTGTCGCCATAGCGCACATAGAGTTGTGTGCCATAACCTTTACCAGCCTCAATCTCGTGATCAACAAAGTTAGCACTACACTTGACACCACAAACCTTCCAGGTGCCCGAATACGAATCAAACTCTGCGTAACCTTCGTGAGTTGGGACCCGTTTCTTGAAAACGTAAGTAGCTGCAGCCACACCAGACGCGACCGCGCTGCCGAAGCAAGCAACGTAAACAAAGCTCACGGTGCTGCCAAGGCGATACAAGAAATAGAACCCGTCCGTCAGCATCTCGCAAATAGGCAGGACATAGTAGGTGTAAGGCCCAATCAACCACATATTCGCAAGATAAGCACTGAAGGCACTACAAAGGCCACAATAGCACATCCATAACCATATCATACCACGATAAACATAGGCAAAAGAAGGAAGTACTCCAAGAATAAAAATTCCTGACCAAATCGAGCCTCGTACAAATATGGTAAGTTCTCTGGAATCAGGCTCGGGCAACAGAAACAAATCCGGAGGCAAAGTGCCGACGGCACAGCCTGCAACGCTGCAAAATGCATCGGACAACAGGCCGTGACAATGGCGCAAGAACCGGCCCACATTGCTCACCCACGAATCGCGGGGAGCATAGAAGCCGTTAGGAACAATGACCCTCTTAGGCAAGGTGTGGACGTAGTGG